CCCGGACCATGCTCAAGAATCGATTCACGTGAAACGTCAACCGGATCCCTTTGAAAAGCGTTATGGCGGGGTTTAGAATCGGTTCGTCTCACAATTCGACTCCGGCTCCGGCTGTGTATGCTAGCCTGAAGGCTGGCTGCCGCATCCCCAAGGAACCCGCCCACGCTGGCGGGTTTTTCGTTTTCCGCTCGCCCGCAAACGCCCGCACGCCGCCAGGCATACACCCGGGGCCAGTTTGTCGCGGCGAGCACCTATACCCAAACTAGGCACAAGGATACCCACAATGGGTTTGCTTTCCACCAAGGCGCGCGCCGCCATGCCTAAATCCAGCTTCGGCGAGCCCGGCAAGCGAGCCTATCCCATGCCGGACAAGAGCCATGCTGCGAACGCCAAAGCTCGGGCGAGCCAAGCGGTCAACGCCGGCCGGATGTCCAAGTCCACCGAGAGCCGCATCGACGCCAAGGCCAACCGCATCCTCGGCAAGTGAGGCCGATGCCCTCGACCGCTGGCTAGTCAAGATCCGAGAGGCTCAGAAGCACTGGCCTTGGCCCTCAAGGTATTGAGTTTCTCCCTGATCGCTTGACGATCTTGGCCCCTTCGGGGGCTTCTTCTTCCGGGGCGACATATGTTTTGCCGTCCATCATTCTTTGTGATCATCAAAGCCCTCAAGGCCCTCCACCGCACTCAGGAACAAATCATGAGCACTCTCGCTGACCTCTCGGCTGTCGTCGCCAAGATCGGGGCAGATATCGATGCTTTCGTGGCCGCAGATCAGGCGAAAGACGCCAAGATCGCCGACCTCCAGAGCCAGCTCGACGCCCTCAAGAATGACGCAAACGTCATCGATGCTGCCGTCGCTTCCTTGACCAACTCGGACGCCAAACTGGCGCTGCCTCCGGCGGCATGAACCCCAACGAGCGCAGGCTGCTCGGCTACAGGCTGGCAATCTGCGCAGTTGTCTACGACATGCTCCTCAAGCGCCTTGGCGTCCAAGACGTCAGACAACAGTATGTTGTATTAGCGCAACTATGAAAGACGCTCAGGACGCGGCCCGATATCGCTGGCTCAACCACGGAGCCAGTTACGAGCAACTCATCTTCCTCCTCGCAGATACCCCAAGAGGGCACTGGGACGAGCAGGTAGACGAATGGATGGAAGAAGCGAGCGGACACTCTCCGGAACCCGCGACATGGCAGAGTCCAAAGTAGTAGAAAAACGACAGAAATATGGTGGCCGCCAGAAGGGCACACCGAACCGAGTCACAGGCCAAGTCAAGGACATGATCCTTCAGGCCCTGACCAATGTCGGGGGGATTGCCTACCTTGAGGCGAGAGCTGCTGACTCGCCGACTGCATTCCTCTCGTTGGTTGGCAAGGTGCTGCCGCTGCAGGTTGCCGGCGATCCCGACAACCCCCTCCAGCACGCCATCAAGGTCACGTTCGACTAGTGGCCGAGACCGAGGCCCGCTTCCCGCCCAAGCTCCGGTTCCTCTTCACCCCTTCCCGGTACAAGGTCGCGCGCGGCGGCCGCGGCTCTGGCAAGTCCTGGGGATTCGCCCGGGCGCTCCTCATCATCGGGGCAAGCAAGCCCACCCGGGTTCTCTGCACTCGGGAAGTGCAGAAGTCGATCCAGCAGTCGGTTCACCAGCTGCTCGAGGATCAGGTCGGCACGCTCGGCCTTGAGTCCTTCTACGAGGTTCTGACCCACGAGATCCGGGGCAAGAACGGGACCACCTTTACCTTCTCCGGGCTCTCTGACCAGACGGCCGACTCCATCAAGTCGATGGAGGGCGCGGACATCGTATGGTGCGAGGAGGCGCATTCCATGACCGAGCGGTCCTGGAACATCCTGGTCCCCACCATCCGCAAGCCCGGCTCCGAGATATGGGTGAGTTTCAACCCCGAGCTGGAATCGGACGAGACCTACCGGAGATTCATCACCGAGCCCCCGCCTGACTGCGTGTCGGTGGAGATGAATTACACCGACAACCCGTATTTCCCGGCGGTTCTCGAGGCCGAGCGTTTGCACGCTAAGGCCACGATGAAACCCGAGGTCTACGCGCACATCTGGGAAGGCAAATGCAAGCCAGCGGTGGAGGGGGCGATCTACTTCGATGAAATGTCGCGGGCGGAGAGCAGGATCGGGGCGATACCCCACGACCAACTGCTCAAGACGCATTTCGTTTGGGACCTTGGGTTCAACGACAGCATGTCGATCATTTGCGTCCAAAAGGTCGCGAGTGAGATTAGGTGCATCCATTACATCGAAGACAACCAGCGCACTCTGGCAGATTATGTGGCGCAGCTGCGCGCACTGACGCTCGACGGCCAGCCGCTTAATTGGGGCTGTCACTACATTCCGCACGACGGATGGCACAAGAAGCACCAGACGGGAAAGACGGACGCGGAGATATTGGGTGCTCTCGCTTGCTCCTGTCTCCCTGTTCCCATGTTGCATGTGGAAGAGGGAATAAGACGTGCCCGCGAAATATTCCCCCGCGTCTATTTCAACCGAGAGAGAACTGGACGATTGGTCGAGGCCCTGAAGAGATACCGCAGGCAGGTATCGACAACGACGAATGAGCCCGGCAACCCGCTCCACGACCAATACAGCCACGGTGCAGATGCGTTCCGCTACATGGCTCTCGTGAGCGACCAGATGAGCAATGACGAGTGGGGCGGGAAACTGTCCTACCCGCGATTGACGACCTGAAATCTATGGCACGAATGACCGACGACGAGCTCAGCGCTGCGCTGGATCTGGAGATCCGCAACAGCGTGGGCTACTACGGCGGCAAGCTCGCGGAACAGCGGCGCAAGGCCACGGCCTACTACCTCGCTCGGCCAGAGGGCGACCTCGCGCCCCCGGAAGTCACCGGCCGCTCAGACGTCGTCGTCCCGTTCGTCCGCAACACCATCGAGGCGATGCTGCCTCAACTGATGGTGAAGTTCACCGGCGGCGATAGCGTGGTCGAGTTCGAGGCCGCGAAGCCCGGCGACGAGCAGAAGGCCCAGAACTGCACGGATTACCTCAACTATCTCTTCTGGAAGGCCAACAACGGCCACCGGATCGCCGAGACGTGGATGAGGGATGCGCTCCTCTATAAGAACGGCATCCTGAAAATCTGGTGGGACACGCGGCAGGAGGAGAAGAAAGAGGAATACAGGGGCCTAACTCCGGTCGAACTGGCGGAGATCGTCGAGGACAAAGAGGTAGAGATCACCGGGCAGCGCTCCTACCCCGATGAAGAGATCGCCAAGGCACGCGAGCAGGCGCTGCAACAGGCTCAGGCGGCCCTCCAGAACCCGCAGACCGCGCAGCAGGCGCAGGCGGCGATCCAACAGTTGGAATCCCTTCCTCCTGCTCTTCTGTATGACGTAGAGGCTATCCGCCGTCCGTCAGGCGGCCGGATCTGCATCGAGAACGTCCCGCCCGAAGAGTTCCTGATCAACCGCACCGCCAAGAGCATCGAGTCCGCCCGGTTCGTCGGCCACCGCTTCGAGCGCACGCTATCAGAGTTGCGCTCCATGGGCTATCCCAAGAGCAAACTCGCCAACCTCCAGAGCGACGAGAGCATCTCCTCGCTCAACATGGAGCGGATTGAGCGCAACTCCTACGATGATGAGTTTGCAGCCACGGGGGACATGGACACGGCCCCCGATGACTCCCAGCGCAAATACTGGACCATCGAGGCTTACGCCAAGATAGACGCGGACGGCGACGGGATCGCCGAGCTGCGCAAGGTCACCAAGGTCGGCAGCACCATCCTCGACAACGAGGAAGTCGACATTGCGCCGTTTGCGGACATCGTCTGTATCCGCCAGCCGCACAAGTTCTTTGGCCTGTCCGTGATGGATCTGGGCCACGAGACGCAGAAGACGAAGACCTCGATCCTGCGTTCTAGCCTCGACAACATGCATCTGCAGGTCAACGGGCGCTACTTCGCCGTTGAGGGTCAGGTGAATCTGGACGACCTCCTCACCAATCGCCCCGGCGGCGTGGTGCGGATCAAGGTCCCTGGAGCGGTGGGCAGGCTCGATCAGGGGGTCGGAGATTCCGACGCCGGCATGGCGATGCTGGAATACATGGAGGGCTTTGGCGAGGAATCGACCGGCTGGACACGGTCCACGCAGGGCAACGACGCCTCGGCCCTCACTCAGTCCACGGCGACCGCGGCGAACATCGTCACCGAGCGTGATGACATGCGCATTGACCTCATCGCGCGCAATTTCGCCGAGGGGTTCGTCGAGCTGTTCCGGCAGATGCTCCGGCTCGTCTGCCAGTATCAGGACAAGAAGCAGTCGATCAACATCTCGGGCGAGTGGGTGGACATCGATCGCCAGCGCCACCTGAGCGTCCAGTTCCGCCTTCTTCTGGGCAATCGCGACTTGGACCTGTGCGTCGATTTGCTTTTGCTGGAGGGCTATCTGCCCCTTCGCCTGTTCAATTT